TTATATATATTAAAAAAATAATTATTTCAATTTTAATTAAATTAATCATTTTCATTATCTGATTCAGAATTTTCATTTATAACTTTAATATTTATGTTTCCTTTACTCCATGACTTTTTTCCATCATATAATTTAATTTCATTATGTATTGAGGGATCATCACATAATTCTAGTGCATCTTCTTTTAAATTATCTAATGAATAATAACAATCAGGATTGTCTCCTCCATATCCATTTAAAGTCCATGTAATATCTTGTTGCCAAACACCTAATCTTTTTTCGTCATCAATATCTAATTCATTTAATATTAAACTAGTGTATTCTCTACCTAAAACACATTCACAGTCTTCACCACAATTACCATTTTCATCTTGCCATCTTTCACATGGTTGACCATTATAATAACAGCATTCTGCATATTCTTCTAACCATTCTTTTTCTAGATCAGTTAATTTTCTTCTATGTTTAAAATATCCATATTCTCCACCGAATTCACCATAAGTAAAATATCCTTTAGTTCTTGTTTCATCATCTTCTAGTTGCTCAGCAGCTTCTTCTCTTGAACAAGTAATCCAATTTGTAAATCGTTTTCTATGAAATTTAACATCACAAATAGCTTCCTCTAATTCCCTAATAGCTTCCTTCGACATTGAATTTAACATATCATGAAAATTAGTATATTGTCCCAATGATTTACCAATATCTTGTAAACATTTTTTTGCTATTTTTTTATTATTAGTATATTCTTGACTATTTTTATAATCAAGAGTATCTAATTGCGATTTTATATATTCTGTTAAATTTACAGAACTTTTTAAATTTTCCATTTTATTAGTATTAATTAATATTAATATTAATAAAAATCAATTTTAATTATTTTATAATTTTTGTAGGTGTTGGTTCTGGACAATGTAAATTTAATTTAGACGATCTAATCACATTAACAAAATCTTTTTTCATCTCCGAATCTTGACATATTTTATCTCTATGCTTAGAGAAGAACATACTCATTGGAAAATATTTCTTACAATGTTCTTCACCAAACTTTTCCATTTGATTATTTTTAAACAAATATTTTAAAACTAAAATAATTAGAATAATTTTTATTAAATTATCTATATATATATATATATAGATAAAATATTAATTTATATATCCCATTTAATTTTACCAATATTCATATTTTCTAAATAATTATTTACTTTATTAAATTGATCATGACCAAAGAAACTCATACTAGTACCCTTACAATTATACCTAGATGATAAAGGTGAAGGATGTACACTTGATATTATTTTATGTTTATTTATATCAATTAATAAAGCCTTTGATTTTGCAAAATTACCCCATAATAAAAATATAACATTATCACATTTATCTGAAATATATTTAATCAAATTATCAGTAAATTGTGCCCATACTTTTTTATGACTATTAGACATACCCTCTACTACTGTTAAAGCTGCATTTAATAATATAACATTTTCTTCTTTTACCCATCTTGACAAATCTCCATGCATTGGTATATTAAAATCATCAATCGATTCATCTAATTCTTTATATATATTTTTTAATGATGGTGGTACTTTTACAGATTTAGGAACAGAAAATGATAAACCCATTGCTTGTGGAACTATCTTTTCTCCTATTTCTTGATAATTTATATATGGATCCTGTCCAATTATTACACATTTTAAATCACTTCTTTTGGTATATTTTAATGTTTCAAAGACTTTATTAGGAAATGGAAATATTAATTTACCTTTTTTCTGATCTTTTTTTATTCTATTAAAAATATCATCAAAATATTCTTTTTCCATTTCTTTATTAATAAATTTTTTCCATGATTTTTTTACACCATCTAACATATTCTCTTTAGTGTATTCTAAAGTTAAATATTTTTCTAAATTAACTTTTGACATTAATATAAATAATTTTATTTATTTAAATTAAAGTCAATTTTTTCATATCATCTTGAATATGTTGTCTGATATTGGTAAAAATCATCTAAACCATTACGGCATTTATATAAATCTCTTTTGCTTTTAACTAAATCATTTTCGCATGCAACTACTAAAGCACTTTCGCCTTCAGCTATATAATTTTTGCATGCAACTAAATCATTTTCGCATGCAGCTACTAAAACACTTTCGCCTTCAGCTATATAATTTTTGAGTGCATCTAAATTATTTTTGCATTGTTCAAGTGACATTGACATAGTTTCTTTTATATTTGGTTTATTAAATAATAAATAGACAATTAATATTAAAATAATAATACTAATATAATTCATATATATTAGATTAGATAAACTTAAAGAAATTAAAATTTTTTTTTAATAATTTTTTAAATTATTATTTAATAAATCAAGTTAAATTAATTATTTCTACCTCTTTAGATGAATTCCCTTTAATAATAGAATCAACAAATTTTGAACTTGCTACATTTTCTTTCTTCTTTTCTTGCAATTTAAAAGCATCTACCATAGATTTATAAAAAACCTTTATACAATCACCTTGAATATTAGTACCTGGTTTAGCTGAAAATCTTTGTTTTGTAATAGGACTTGTTTTAGATCTATTCCACCACTTTGAAATTGCACTACGTTCATATATATATCCATCTTCACATAAAATAGGATCTTCTATTAATTCCTGACTAATTGGACAAATTAACATCTCTTCTTGCATTTCCGAAAGTTCTTTAAATTTTTCTTTAAATTTTTCTTTTTGATTTAATCTCTTTTTTTTTATTTCAATTAATTTTATTTCTAATTCAGTATTTTCTTGTTCAATTAAATTTTCCAAATTTTCAATAGTTTTTATCAAATCTGTACCATTCTCTATAAAATCAGTAATGGTTCTATCTAATTTATACATCTTAGTGTTTTCATCCTTTTGCACTTGTATATTTAATTTTTTATTTTTTATTATTTCTAATATATCAACTTTACTTTCTAATAATACTGATAATCGAATATCTAATCTTTTACTCTCCTTATTATATGATTCAATATCTTTATTTATAGAACTTATTTCACCATGTTTTTTTACTAAATTTTCCTTTTCTTTTTCAACAGATTCAATTAAATTTTTAAATTGTTCAATATTTTCTTTTTCCATTCTAAGCCTAAAATCATAATTCATCCTGAGTCGCATAAGCTTATCATATATAATTTTAAATTTAGAACGCTCTTTTTTCAATTCAACAATCCTAGCATTAACATTTCCATTTTTAAAATTTTCAATAGATTCTTCTAGAGCTGAAATAGAATTATTATGTTCTTCTATTTGATCTAAAACATCGCGATTACTTTTTTTCATATTTCTTAATTTAGCTTTAAGATTATTAAGAGTTCTTCTATTAAATCCTAATATTGATGAATATTCACTTATTTCTTCTTGTATTAATTCACCATTTTTTCTAATCTCATTATATTTTTTTTTCAAACTATCTAATTTTTTTGAGTCATTATCTATTCTCCATTCAGTATCATTCAATTCTGATTTCCATAATTCATTTTTTTTTTCTAACTCAACTACCTTTTTTTCTTTTGCTACAAGTTCTTTATATAAAATTGTATTTTCACGAGATAATATTTCAATTTTCATAGTGGCAATTTTATTAGATAATATTTCACACTCTCCTTTTTTATCGTTAATACTTTTTAAAATCAAAAAATTTAATTCATTAGCCAATTTATTAAATTTTCCATTAGAATATATTATCTGTTTACTTTCTTTTCTACTTCTTTTCCTTTTTTTAATTACAACATTTGATTCTTGATCATCAGCTTCTAATATTAATCTAATTTTTTCTCTAAGTAATTCAATTTGATTTATAGCTTTTTTGTTGTCTGATCTAGATAACAAAAAAGAATTTGATTTTTGTAATTGTTCTAGACTTTTAATTTCATCTTCTAATTCTTTTATATTCTGTGCCATTAAATTATTTAATTATACATATTAAATAAATAATTCAATTTTTATTTAGCTTGTTCTTTTTCATTTAATCTATTCTGTACAAATTTAGCATAATTTTTTGTACAAATAGGAGTCATTTTGGCAACAGTACCACCTAATTTAAAATACTCTTTATATGATTCAGCATCGTTCGCAACTGTTAATGAATTTACTTGAGCTACTGCCACATTTTTTTTAGTATATTTTACAACTTCATTATTTGAATCAGACATTTAAATATAAAACATAATATATCTTTATATCATTTAATCATAATTGTAGTCACTACCATTTTCTAATAAATTTTTATTACAATAAAAATTAAATGATGATCTAAATCTATTCATTTTGAACAAATGTGGAATATAATCATAAATTTTTATACATATATCTTCTGGTAAATTTAAAATATGAATTAGCTCATCAATTCCTAATATATAAAATTGAATATCAGATATAAATTTTTTATTTCTACATATTGAATTAGTTTTATAAATACAAAAATCATTTCTAGGTGAATAAATTTTATTTGCAATTAATCCTACTTCTATATCTATTTGATTTGATATAGTTTTTATATTCCTTAGCAATAATCTAGCCATTCTTACATTCAAATAATAAAAATTCATACCTATAAATGGATTTTTTATTTTCTCAAGAGATTCATCTAGATTACTAGTAAAAAATTTATTAGAAAAAATTAATTGTTCTGAATTAAATGAAATAAATAATGGTTTACTCGGGTTATCTTCAACTATTCTTTTAATTTTATTTATATCTATCTCAAATGAAATCGTATCTTTTATTTCTATATTATCTTCAAAAATTAAATTGTGTTTTGTTGCCTTGTCAGCAATATATTCCCAACATTTTAAATGAGATATAGCACAACCTAATGCATTTAAATTAGGAATATTATAAACATTTTTAATATTTTTTATATTATCATAAGCATCTTTATTAATATATTCTGATATAACATTTTTAGACATTTTTTCATCATATGCCTCAATTCTAACTATGTAATTTGACAACCCAACTTTTTTTAATTGATTTAAAGTATGAACTAATCTATCTGGCCTATTATTTAAATTTATTAAAAATTTATTATATTCACTCATTAATATATATTTTATTAAATTTATAAAATATATACTAATAATTTGTAGATACATCTTTTTATTTACAGACATTTTTGTATTTAAATGTTGAAACATCAGCAACTTTACATGTTTTTGCGTCAATACCACAAATTGGTTTATCAAAATAATCTGGACATTTATTGGATTTATAAACATCTTTTTGACCTTTAAAGCTAGAATATTGTTTAGCTAATTCACAATCATCAGTGATTCCTCCACACCAATAAAGACGAGTTCTTTTTTCAGCTTCTTCTAATGAAATACAATCTTTATTTTTAGATTGTTCTCTACATTTTTTAGCAAAATCACAATCATACCTATTTTCTTTTTTTAACATATCTATATTTTTTTTTATTTCTTCAGCACTAAATTTATATGCTTGATCCATTTGTTTACAATCATTAACATCATCTTCAGTTGAAAACTTTTTATCACATTCACATTGCTGTCTAAGCAATTCTTCTCTATTTTCTGTTGGTTGAGATGGAGGAGCTGGTTGAGATGGAGGAGCTGGTTGAGATGGAGGAGCTGGTTGAGATGGAGGAGCTGGTTGAGAT